GGTAGAGTGGCTGATGGGGTGGCCGCTAGGGTGGACAGACTTAAAGCCATTGGAAATGGGCAAGTTCCATTGTGTGCCGCAACAGCATGGAGAATCTTAAGTGAGTCACGCTGACGCTATGAAACTATTGGACAAGGTGCGTGAAGGTATCCCATACCCTCTACACCTGATAAACAAAGCATTGGAATTAACTGGTGACTTACTCTCGAAAGACGATTGAAAACCCAAACGATAGGGTAATCCTTGAGCAAGCAGAAGCAAGGGAACTCTATCGCACTTGGGAAACAAACAAAGATAGAGACTTTGTGCGTGGTCGGCTAGAGAGAGCAGAACGAATCTATGGCTCTGGTGCTAGAGACAGGATTCGTACCTACATGAACAGAATTAAGGATGGGACACTCGAATGAGAGTTTTAGTTGCTTGTGAATACTCTGGAACAGTAAGAGATGCTTTTATTTCTTTAGGGCATGAAGCAATGTCATGTGACTTGCTGCCAACAGATGTTGAGGGCCCACATTATCAAGGTGATATTTTTGATGTTCTTGATGATGGTTGGGATTTGATGATTGCTCACCCTCCTTGCACTTATCTTTCAAACGCTGGCGCTAGGCATTTATATCCTAAAAAGTTTTTAAACCAACAAAGGTATGAACAAGGATTAGAAGCAAAACAATTCTTTATGAAACTGTTAACTTGCAACATTAAAAAAATCTGTGTTGAGAATCCAGTTCCATCGTCAATTTTTGGTTTGCCTAAATATCACCAAGTCATCCAACCCTATGAATTCGGTCATCCTTATCAAAAGAAAACTTGTCTTTGGTTAAAAAACTTACCTCCATTGATGGCGACTATGTATGTGCAAAAACAAGAAAGCACTAAGGTTGTTGGGAATTGGTTTAATGCTGGCGGCAAAGATAGACAAAAGAATAGGGCAAAAACCTTTGAAGGTATAGCTACAGCAATGGCAAACCAATGGGGTGCAGTATGAGATACGCAGCTAGGGTAGATGCTAACCAAGAACAGATAGTTTCAGCCTTGCGAGGTGCTGGCGCATACGTTTGGATTATTGGCTTACCTGTTGATCTGTTAGTTGGCTACAAGAACCACACCTTTCTCGTTGAGATCAAAACAGACTCTAGAAAGCGTTTAACCAAGCTACAAGCCGACTTTTTCGAGAATTGGTCTGGAAGTACCTTGGCAAGAATAGATAGCCCAGAAGCCGCATTACGAATGATCGGAGTAAAACGTGATTCTCCAACTAACGAGTAAAGAACAGGCGAAAACCAGTATTCGTCTAAATTGGGACAAGATAACCAAAGCCTTGGATGCTGGCAAACATCTAACGATGGAGATCAAGCTGGCAAACAAGACTCGTGAGCAAGAGGAAAAATATCACGCCATGATTGGTGATATTGCCAAACAAGCACAGCACATGGGTGCTAAGTGGTCTGCTGAGGACTGGAAGCGTTTACTGGTTGACCAATACTTGCGAGAGGTAGAGAACATTCAAGGCAAAGTAGTCCCTAACCTTGATGGCTCTGGCATTGTCCAGTTAGGCTTTCAGACAAGAAAATTCACAAAAGAAATGGCGAGTGAGTTTGTAGAGTGGCTTTATTCGTGGGCTGCAAACAACGGAATTGATCTGTGATTAGGGAAAGTACCTATAAAAAAGTTTCTATTGACGTTTAGAAAACTATACAATGGCATCAGCCCAAGCAATTCGCAAGGGTACTTTTAAGGATTAAGAAATGAAATACGAATTTGACACTACTGTTGGTGAAGGCTCTGTAATCGTTACTGTGGTCATGGAGTACGAGCAAGACGAAGAAGGCACTTATAACGAGAACATCGAGGAAGTCTGGTTTGAAGGTCGCAACGTCATGGGCATCTTTACTGTTGAGCAATACAAAGAACTAGAGATCGAGGGCTGTATGCGCCTCCAGAAGCACCTCATTGAGGAGGCAGATCACTCAGCTTCTGTTGACTACGATATGCGAGGAATCTAATGCTTGGCTGCAAACCAAAAGAGCCAGATGCAAAGTGCAGTAACTGTAAAAGGCGGTTACTGCCTAACCCTGTCAACGTCAAGAATTCTAAAGACAAGGCTTGCATCTATGTACCTATATCTTTACAGGTGAAAACATGACACAAGATGAAATCATTGAAATGGCTAAACAGGCTGGTTACAACGGGCCAAATATTGCTGTTTTTACAATGAAAGACCTTGAAGCCTTTGCCAATTTAGTAGCACAGCATGAGCGTGAGGCGTGTGTAAAGGTGTGTGAGGAAATGCGAACCTATGTTGGCAGAAATAATGCTGTTACTCAGTCATCCGCCCAAGATTGCGCCACCGCCATCCGAGCAAGGGGACAAGCATGAAAGATAAATGGTTATTGTTTGCAATAGGTCTTTATTCAATAAATATGGTTGGATGGCTTTTGTTTGTTATTTTGAAAATAGCAAGGGGACAAGCATGACTAAAGATTCTGCATTACGACTTGCATTGGAGGCGTTGGAATATGAAGCACAAAAAGGAAATGACAATGCTTATCAGTCTGAAAGAGAAGCCATTAAAGCCGCACTAGAAGCGAAGGATGAGATTGACTGGAAGGACATGTACGAAAAGCAAAAACGCCGCAGTGAAATGTGGGTTGCTAAATACGAAAAAGACATTGGGCCACTTGAGAAAGCAGGGCCACAGCAAAAAGCGAAGGATGAGCCTGCGCTCAACTGCAACAGAGTTGAGTGCATGGGTTCAAAAGGTTGCATAGATTTATGTTGGAAAAAGAACACCACCCCACCACAGCGCACATGGGTAGGGCTGACAGATGATGAGCGCAGCAAAATTTGGGGAGAATTACCACAGACATTAAATGAAGAACGAGATGCCTGTATTTTTGCTGAGGCTATTGAATTGTATCTTAAGGAGCGCAACAAATGACTGACTGGACACCAGAAGAGGACGAGGCTTTCAACATGGTTGAGAGAAACAGTAATCTTGGAAAGCAAATATTGCGAGCCAACAAATCTAGTGGCATGGACTGTTGCACCTATGACTGTACACAAGGCAGGAACTGTCCAGTACGCAACAGAACGCTAGATGAGGTAGCGCATGAGTTTGATCTTATGAAGGCATTTGGCACAACTGCACAATCGTTTGCCAGTTTTGTAAGGAACATGAAAAATGGGTAAAGGAAGCTCACCAAGACCTTTCAATGTAAGCAATCAAGAATACTCAAACAGATGGGATGCCATTTTCGGAAAAGATAATGACTCGCAAGAAAACAAAAAGAAAGCATTGGAATCTGGTGGACAATGTGACCCATGCAATAGTGGGGGCATCGATAACCCAGAGGGACAAGCTGGACAAACTCAGACTCCTTGAGTACTCAGCACTAGACGCAATGACAAAAGGCTCTGGAACTATCTTAGATTGGCGAACCTTGGTAGATGTGTTAAACCTGTCTGAGATGATGGGAAAGAATGGAGTAGGCCCAGAAGTACTACCTATTTGCCAAACAGCACAGGATAGCCTCCACAAAGCAGCCTTGCGCTACCAAGAGACAAAGAAGATGGGTTTAGATGGGCAAGGGATAAAAGCCATCAGAGAATTGATTGAGTATGCTGATTTACAACAGGGAAGTATCTCAAGAAGTGAGTTTGAGAGATACATTCAGAAAACAAAAGACCACATAAGGTCAAATGGGAATCTGGTGGTAGAGATTGAATAACAAACTTTCTAGCCGAGAGAGACTACACCTCGCAAGGGTGAAAGAGATGCCTTGTGGGGTCTGTGGTCAGGCAGGGCCATCAGATGCTCACCACATTGAGCAGCACCAGCAGTATCTTTGTATTCCGCTATGTAAGGACTGCCATCAGGGTAGCCACAATGGAATTCATGGACAAGCAAGAATCTGGTCGGTTTATAAACAAACAGAAATGTCAGTTTTAAACGAAACCCTGAGAAAGTTGATAGGATAGAGGCACTCAGTTGCCATGAGTTTTGAGGGCTTGTATGCCCTCTTTTTTTGTGCGAAAATAGTACAAACTCCATGAGGATTGCCATGACAGGCTTGCTAGAACCATCCGTTAAGATTGAAATTGAGATACAAAGCCAAGAGAAAAGTGGCAAGGCTTGTCCTGTTGCTACAGGTGATGTAGAGGTCAATCTTGAGAATCGTCAGAAAGCCATCGACAAGGCTAACTATGGCCCAATGAACCCCAACGAAGCCAACATGGATTACTGGCGTGAGATCAGTAAGACATGGAGAAACTCCCCAGAACAAGCCAAGAAGTCTCGTTGCGGTAACTGTTCAGCTTTCATTCAAACACCAAAGATGCTTGCTTGCATTGAGTCAGGCTTGGAGATGAATGGCGAGGAGATGGATGCTTGGGAAGTGATTGACGCTGGTGACTTAGGTTACTGCGAAGTGTTTGATTTTAAGTGTGCTTCCAAGAGAACTTGTGAGGCATGGATTGCAGGTGGGCCAATAACCGAGGATGAATATGATGGGAACGACAAATCAGCAAGCTCTGGAGATGATGCAGAAGTTGATGCAGAAGAAGACTAAACCTGTGCGTGGTGAGCGTACTGCAAAGAACAAAGCAAAGAAGCCTAAAAAATGAGCCTCTATGAGAACATCCGCAAAAAGCGTGATCGTATCGAGGCGCAAAAGGCTGCTGGCAAGACTCCAGAGCGTATGCGTAAAGTTGGCTCGAAGGGTGCGCCAACTGCGGATGCGTTTAAGCAAGCGGCTAAGACTGCTAAAAAGAAATGATTAAACGAGGCACAGAGCAGTTTTCTGGCTATAACAAGCCTAAGAGAACTCCTAACCATCCAACCAAGTCTCACGCTGTTTTGGCGAAGTCTGGTGAGGATGTGAAGCTGATTCGTTTTGGTCAGCAAGGTGTAAAGGGTTCACCTAAGAAGGCTGGTGAATCTGAGGCTGACAAGAATCGTAGAGAAAGTTTTATGGCTCGTCATGCTAAAAACATTGCAAAAGGCAAAATGAGTGCAGCCTTTTGGTCTGCCAAGGAAAAATGGTGAACAACATGAAAATGACAAAAGCTGGTCAGAAAAAAGTTGGCAAGGTAATGGGTGAGTACAAAGAAGGCACTCTGCACTCTGGTAAGGGTGGTAAGGTTGTCAAGAACCCCAAGCAAGCTGTTGCCATTGCCTTGAGTTCTGCTAAAAAAGTAATGAAAAAAGGCAAGTGATATACTAAATCTGCTTAATGTGAGCAGATACTAACCTTGACCAACCCTAGAGGAGTCAAACAAAATGAATAAATTACAGAGTAATAATTCTGAAAATTTAACAAACAGAGGTCGAGGACGGCCTACTGGAAGCGTTAACAAGGCCACCAAGACGTTTAGAGAGACTGTTAGTAGGTTGCTAGAGGATAACGCTGATAATGTCTCTAAATGGCTCACAGAGGTAGCAGAGGGAAACCCAGACAAAGAAATAAAAGCAGACCCTAAAGGTGCTTTAACTTTGTTGGCTCAAATGGCTGAGTATGCTACTCCAAAGCTAAATAGAACTGAGATGACTGGTGCTGATGGTGGCCCAATGCAAATTTCAGGCATCAACATCAATCTAAAGCGTCCTAATGCAGATTGAACTAGACTTTCCTGAAAAGCTAGGATTCCTGTTTGAGCCAAAGAGATACAAAATACTTTATGGTGGTCGTGGCTCTGCTAAGTCTTGGAGTGTTGCTAGGGCATTGATTGCTTTATCAATGAAAAGCCCTATTAGGGTTTTATGCGCTCGTGAGTTACAAAATTCAATCTCAGACTCTGTAATTGCTTTGTTGGCAGACCAAATTAAAGCTATGGGTGCAGCAGATCTCTTTGACATACAAAGGACAGCTATCTATGGCAAAAATGGCTCAGAGTTCTCCTTTGTAGGTTTAAAGCACAATGTCACATCAATCAAGTCTTTTGAGGGTGTAGATATTTGTTGGGTGGAGGAAGGCCAAGCTGTATCTAAATCCTCATGGGAAACCCTAATACCGACTATTCGAAAGCCTAACTCTGAGATATGGGTAACATTTAACCCTGACTTAGATACTGATGAAACTTACAAAAGGTTTGTGGTCAGTCCTCCTAACAATGCTTTTGTTGTCAAGGTCAATCATAGTGATAACCCTTGGTTTCCTGATGTTCTAAAGGATGAATTGGAACAGCTTAAAGCAAAAGATATGGATTCCTACCTAAATGTGTGGGAGGGTCATACAAGGCAAATGCTTGATGGTGCTGTGTACGCTAATGAGTTGCGTAAAGCATTAGAAGAAAACAGAATCCGTGACCTGAGTATTGATAAGTCTATTCCTGTTCAAACATTCTGGGATTTAGGATGGGCTGACATGACCTCAATCTGGTTTGTTCAGGTGATTGCTGGTGGTGAGGTTAGAGTTATTGACTTCTACCAAAACTGCCAAAAGACCATTGACCATTACGCCCAAGTCTTGCAAGACAAAGGATATGTTTATAAAGATTGGTGGTTGCCTCACGATGCTGAAAATAAGAATATGACTGGTAAATCGGTCAAGGATATTCTGCAAGGCATGGGTAAACCAGTCAGGATTACGCCAAAACTATCAGTTGCTGATGGCATTAACGCTGCTCGGTTGCTGTTAGACAGGGCATTTATCCACTCAACAAACTGCGCTGATGGCCTCCAGAACTTGAGGCACTATCGCTACGATGTTGACCCAAATACCAAAATGTTCTCTAACAAGCCTTTGCACGACCAACACAGTCATGCAGCAGACTCGTGGAGATATGTCGCTGTTGCTCTGGATGAAGGACATTCATCTTGGGGCGAATCTATCAATAAACCTCAGAAATGGATTGTGTAATGTATGTAGAACGCCAAGGGGTCAATCTTGCCCCAAAGATAAAAGAACTTGAAACTCGTCTTGAAATGTTAGAAAATGTGGTAAAAGCATTACAATTACCGACAAGACCAAAACTAGGTCGCCCTCCAAAGGATGCACATGGAAACGAACGACTTGAAGTCGATACTACAGGCAGAAATTGACGACTCGATCGGATTTATTGAAAGTGAGACAGTCGAACAGCGTAAACAGGCTATTGAAGCCTATTTGCGTGCTCCATATGGCTCCGAGATTGAGGGAAAGAGCCAGATCGTTACAGGTGAGGTAGCCGAAGCAATTGATGGTGCTCTACCCTCTTTAGTTCGTATCTTTACAGGCTCAGACAACATTGTTGTTTTTGAACCACAAGGCCCTCGTGATGAAGCCAGCGCAAAACAAGCCACAGACTATTGTAGCTGGGTATTTTTGCGTGACAATGAGGGTGTAGCCATTCTGCATGACTGGTTTAAAGATGCTTTGCTTCAGAAAAATGGAGTGGTGAAAGCATACTGGTCTGACGAGGAAAATATTACCAAAGAGCGTTACTTCAACTTGTCTAACGATGAGTTGGCAATGCTCATGTCTGACGACACAATGGAGATTGTCGAGCAAGACACAGAAGAATTCCCTATCCTAGATCAAATGGGTAATCCTGCGCTAGACCAGATGGGTCAGCCAATGATTAACTCCATTCACAACGTGGTTGTGCAGCAGAAAAAGATGGTTGGTCGGGTTCGCATTGAGAACGTGCCTCCAGAGGAGTTCTTGATTAGCAAGAAGGCTCGCACGATTGCTGATAGCCCATTCGTAGCCCACAGACAAATGCTGACTCGTAGTGACTTGATCGCTATGGGTTTTAACAAGAAGCAAGTTGAAGGTCTGCAAATGGGTGATGCCCTTGCATACACTCCAGAGCGTGTGGCTCGTTTCTCTGCTGGTGAGCAACCTTACCAAGTTCAGACTGATGACCCATCCATGCAAGAGATTGAGGTCTTTGAGTGCTATGTAAAGACTGATGTAAATGGTAAGGGTATTGCCTCACTCGTTCAGGTGTTCTACGCATCTAACGAGATTCTTGAAGATGCCAAGGGTAAAGAGATGGTCGAGGAAGTGGACTATGTTCCTTTCCACTCAATCTGCCCCATCCCAATCCCACACAAGTTCTTTGGTAACTCACTTGCTGACAGAACCACAGACATTCAGCTAATCAAGACTACGATCACTCGTCAGATTCTTGATAACCTCTATCTGACAAACAATGCTCGAGTGGTCGCTGTTGAAGGTCAAGTAAACCTAGACGACTTGCTTACATCTACAGCAGGTGGTGTTATTCGTGCCAAGTCTCAAGGTGCTGTCCAACAACTTAACGTCACAAACGTAGCGACTGCTGCTTTCCCAATGCTTCAGTACTTGGATACCATGCAGTCTAAGCGTACAGGCGTATCTGATGCTTCACAGGGTTTAGACCCATCTATTTTGCAGAACGTGACTGCTGCGGCTGTTGCTTCTATGCAACAAGCTGGCGCAGGTAAGATTGAACTGATGGCTCGTTTGTTTGCTGAGACAGGTGTTAAGTCTCTGTTTAAGGGCATCTTGCATCTTTTGTGCAAGTATCAAGATAAGCCTCGTTTGGTGCGTATGCGTGGTGAGTTCGTAGAGTTTGACCCTCGCACATGGGCTAATCAATACGATGTAGCGATTAACGTAGGTTTGGGTGCTGGCAACAGACAAGAGCAAATGGCTATGCTGAATATGGTTCTTGCTAAACAAGAGCAATTGATTAACCAGTACGGCCCTGCCAATCCTTATGTCTCCCCTGCTCAGTATCGTTCTACTTTAGGTCGGATGGTTGAGTTGGCAGGATTTAAGGATTCTGGTGAGTTCTACAAAGCGATCACACCAGAGCAAGATCAGCAGTTGTCTAATCCTCCTCCTCCACAAGAGCCACAGATGCCTCCAGAAGTTCAGGCATTGATGCAAAAGACTCAGGCTGAGATTCAGGCTAACCAACAAAAAGCCCAAGCTGATATGCAATTGCAACAACAGCAAATGCAGATTGATATGCAGATGGCTCAACAGAAGGCTGGCCTTGAGATGCAATTGCTTCGTGAGAAAGAAGCGGCTAAGTTGCAATTAGAGCGTGAAAAACAACAAGCTTACTTTGCTATGAAGCAACAAGAGTTTGAGGTTGAGGCTCAATTGAAAGCAATGAAGGTTGGTGCTGGTATCACTTCTAACGTAGAGATTAAGGGTTAATCATGTCAAACATTGATAATCTCATTAAGCAGATTCAATCGCAAGGCACTACCGACAAGTGGACAGGTGGCTATGGTGCTGATGCGGC